CTCATACTCGTCAGTATAAATATGGTCAATAAACAACGGCAAATTAGCTAGAGGAAGACGAATACGGGTTCCCGTCCTCGTCGGTCCTTCAGCAAATCCATTTATTGAACCGTCCTGGTTTTCACCATTACGCTCAATATGCCATCCACGCATGGTGAGCCACTCCAAACAACCTTCGCTCTTCTCGTTAATGGTGTATGTTTCATAAACAAAACACCTATAACTTGCAGCTAGCGAAACAATTGCAGGAAGCAACTCCTCATCCGTGGAAATGTTAGGATCAAAACTCAAAGAAACTTTATTATGATACCATTTATCAAAAATCTTTCGGGTGGTACCAAACTCATAATTCTTAAGAGTGCGGAGATAATTCACTTCAAAGTGAACCAACTCATCTAAACTCTTTATTTCATGAATCTGTATACCATCCAAACCTTTCGACGAATAGGTACCACGCAAACAATCTCTCTGAGCAGGGACTGGTTTTTCTAGTCTAACTGGAAAAACCATATCAAAAACATGCCTAAAGAAGGACTTGCCTGTATCCAGAATTATTTCTGGCAAGACAACTCTCTCTTTATTCTGTTCCTGAACAGCAACAACTTTATCTATATAATGTTGCGCTTGTGGACTAACATTCTTAGCATACTTCTTCCCACTCAGTGAAACGAGTGGTACACGACCTATGCCAGGAACATCAAACCATTCAAAATCTGGATCTTCCTCCCAAGGAACCTCCAAATTCAACTTACACAATGGATCTCCTCTATCGTGCACAGCACAACCATAGAGGGGTTCATCACCCTCAAGAGGGGGCAAAGGAACACACTCAACTTCCGCCACGTGTGCCCTCGCCCCATCTTCAACAACACTACGTGATGCAATTGCTCGTCGTAAACGGATGTTGGCAATACAATGCTGCACAAGCTGGTCAATATCAGTTTCCTGGTATTCACCACGAGCCTTGCGCTTCTCACCATTCTCACCAACAAACTCCATCTCCCAACGAGCCATCTCATCAGTACTATGAGGATATATCCTATCAACCGGCAAATTCTTAACGGCCGTACCAGACGGCTTCATAAGCATATGATCTGGTCGATGCAGATACATCTGTAAATGAGATCGATCAGTACGCGCACCTGTTGGGATGTACGTACCATTCGTTCCTGCAACA